TTGGTCACTGTACGCAGCGACAAGGGCTATTGCACACTTAACGAACAGTTAGTCCGCGATGGGCTTGCTGTTCCATATTCAGGTGGAAGTAAATCAGCAAGGAAAGTAGTACGTGCAACAGCTATTATCACAGATGCAACTTGATTCAGTTCTAGTAGGAATCATAATTGCTAGTGGCATTATGTTCATCTATCAAAAGATTACTGACTATGGAAGTTATTTGAATTTCCGTAAATGGTGTAAAGAGCGCGACATATCCGATGATGAGTTAGACAAGAATAGTATTCCGAAGTATTACGCCATGTGGAGATTATCTCAGTTAGATGGAATTGAGATAATAGAGCACAAAGGAGATAACGATGCCTTACGTAAATAAAGCTAGGCCATACAAGAAAGAATACGCTCAGCAAAAAGCTCGTGGCGAGCACCCATTACGCATGGATAGGCAACGCGCTCGTAGAACTATGGATGCCAAGGGAATTGACCGTACAGGGAAAGACATAGATCATAAGAAACCACTATCTAAAGGTGGTTCAAACTCAATGAGTAATTTGATATTAAAGAGTCCATCTGCCAATAGATCATTTCAACGAAACAGCGATAGATCAGTAAAATAAAAAAGGCCCCTCTGTGAAGGGGCCTTTAGATTCGCTCGTCCTAACTGTCGCTATAGTGGCATGATGGGCGGACTTTTAAGATATCATCGCGTTTCATGAGTAATATACCATGTATTACATTATGGTACAATAGGCCATCAGCCCCGGTGGTGGAACGGTAGACACGACAGACTTAAAATCTGTTACCGCAAGGTGTACGGGTTCGACTCCCGTCTGGGGTATGGAGGAAAGATGGCAGCTACACTTAAGTATATTCAGCCTGATGCTGAAGAATTCATGGTTCATCTTGCACGAGTATCATCGGATAATGAGGATAATCCTGATTACGTCAAGTTATTAAACTACTGTATGAGGAAAGAACATTGGTCTGTGTTCCAGATGTCAGATGTAGTCATGGAAATCTACACATCTAGAGCTATTGCAGCGCAAATATTGCGTCATAGAAGCTTCCATTTCCAAGAATTTAGCCAACGTTACGCAAACCCAAGCAAGATTGAGTTAGATCTTCCTGTTATGCGCCGTAAAGGTAGCACTAATCGTCAAAGTAGCTTGATGTTTGACGATCCAGAGACACAATTTCAAATGGACAACAAGGCCCTTGCTCCTGTATTGGTAGCAATAAGAGCTTATGACGACCTTGTAAAGTCTGGAGTTGCTTTAGAGTCAGCAAGAATGGTACTTCCATTATGCGTAGGCACTAGAATGTATATGAAAGGCACTGTAAGAGACTGGTTGCACTACTGTAGAGTGCGCATGGATAGCCATACACAGCAAGAACACCGTGAAATTGCTACAGATTGCTGGAATGTTTTATGTAAAGTGCTTCCAAATACTACAAAAGCGTTTGAGAAATACCATTTAGGAGAAAAGAATGATTAATCAGTGCACAATTGTTGGGCGTTTAGTAGCGGACCCGGAGTCTCGTCAAACACCTAATGGAAAATCTATTTGCAACGTGCGACTTGCAGTAGATCGAAAAGGAAGAGAGAAAGAGACTGACTTCTTTACGTGTGTTGCATTTGGTCAAGGTGGTGACGCGCTTGCTGAATATGCAACTAAGGGTCGCCTATTAGGTATTGTTGGCAAAATACAACTAGAGCAATACGTAAACAAGGAAGGCGCAAAGCAACAGACGGTTAAAATCATTATTGACAATTGGCAACTACTTGATAGTAAGAAAGAAGAGATTGAAAGCAGATTAAATAGTAGTCCGCCAAATCCTAAGCCAGCTGGTCAATTAAAAGTAGATGATATAGATGATCCATTTGCAGATGACTAACATGAAAGTCCGCTATATGCGGACTTTTTTTATGTATAATGCATAGAGGTGATCAAATGGGAGTTGTTAAAAAATATCAAAATCCATCAGGCGGATTAAACGCTGCTGGTCGCGCACATTTTAAGCGTAAAACAGGAGCCAATTTAAAACCGCCAGCACCAAACCCAAAGACAAAGGCAGACGCAGGACGTCGTGCCTCTTTTTGTGCGCGTATGTCTGGCATGAAGGCAAAGAATACGTCTTCAAAAACAGCTAATGATCCAAATAGCCGAATTAATAAATCTCTGAGAGCGTGGAACTGCTAATGCGTAAAACTATGGGCCAGATGATGGGCATGAAAATTGGTGGACACTCAGGAATGAGTAAGTCTATGGCTAAAGCCGAAAAGCAAGAATATAGCAAAAAGGGCATGTCGTCAAAAATGATGGCAAAGCATGAAAAAGCCGAATACGGAAAAGGCAAAAAGTGCCCTAAGTGTGGAAAAGCAAATTGCGGATGTAAATATTGAGAAAACATCCGGGATTTAAAGCTGTGCAAGGAAAAATTGCTAAACAGCAAAGGGTTAGCCAAGAAGCAGCTGGAGCAATTCTTGCTGCTTCATCACGTAAGGCGTCCGCATCGGCTAAACGGAAAAACCCACGCCTACGAAAAGTAAAGTAGGTAGCAAAATGCCAAAAGAACCGACATTTGGATTTCGCAAACAGCAAAGGTTAGGGCGTGAGAATAACGTCAAAGTTGAAAAACCAAAGAAATCTGCACCAAGTTTTTCACGCCAAAGATTCGGCATGGATCCGACAATAAGCACAAGTGTAAGTAAGCGCAATGCAGCTGCTTTAGGTGCAGGTAAAGAATATCAGGGAAAAGCATTAGCCAATGACGAAAACAAGCGCCAAGCTAATATGGCTGGCAAGATGCGACAGCAGATGCTTAACACGCGAAAGGCAAATCAGTTCCGTGCTGAGCAACGGCGTAACGCAATGCGCTCTCGTATGCGCGGTGCTGGACGTGCAGGTGGAGCAATTGCTGCAGGGCTAGGCGCAGTAGGGGCAATGAGTGATGCTTTATCAATGAATGAAGCACAAATTAACAAGGCCAAGTCGCAAACTCGTATGCAAGGTGCTCCATCTCCAATGATTCCGGGTAATCGTGAGCAAATTGTTGGACAGCGACAAGGACGTATGTTTAACGAGCGTGGACAAGCTACGTCCGCAAAGTCTGTTATGCCACCTAAAAAAGGTGTGATGTCTAAGGGCACTGCTGGTAAAACGTCTACAGCAAAAGCTGGACCTAGCCGTGCACCAATTACAAAGGCACTTGGTATTAAGAAGTAGGAGAGATCTATGGCCTCTGCATTAATGAATATGATGGTTGACGAAGAGAAAAAGGCTGGACGACAAGTTGTTCGTCCTACTAAAACAGTTCGTAAACCTGTATCAACAAAAGCACAAGAGATGGTTCAAGATGCAGAGGCTAAGTCAGAAGCTGACGTAAAAACACGATTAGCTGATTACAACAAGCGCCTCGAAGGAACAGCACAACAAAAGCCAATTGTTGATGTAGGAGATTTATCAACATCATTTGCAAATCCTAATTTACCAATACGTGATGTTAGGCCAGAAAAAAGCGGTATTTTTGCTCCGGGGCCAAGCACTGCTGTTGGGCAAGTAGGACGTGAATACAAGGGCGAAGCTGGAGACGTTGCTAGTGCATTTTTGCAACGATACGGATCCGGAAAACCACGTGAGTTAGATGTACCAGCGTCTCGCACCACTGAAGAAGAAGAACAGTATCGTGCAGCACAAAATAGAATGGCTGCTGGTGAGGATGCTGGCTTAGCACAACAACTTGAAACGGGTATGGCTGGACGAAAACCAGTGCAAGTACCTGCACCTGCACCATCTCTGGGTCAATGGATGGGTAAAGGCACACGACCTGCACAACAAGAGGCACCAGAAGCACCAGCTGTTGGTGGTCAGAATTTATTAGATGAACAAGGGAATCTGCGTCAAGCTGTAGACTTTTTTGATAAACCATTTACTCCGGGTGAAAAGAAATTTGGCACTGCAAAGGACTTTATTCCGGGAGCAAATCCACAACAAAAATTTGAAACACGAGAGAATCCAGCTGCAAACCAACCTCGGTCAACTAACTTTACTGCTGATTTAGATAGCGAGAAATTACTATCGTCTTTTCAAGGGAATGAAATCCCAACTATGACGATGGTTGGAAAGTTGCGATCAGCTGTTACGGCTGGTGTAAGTTTGCCAGAAGCAGCAAGGCGTGTATTCAATGGCGCTACTGATGCTGACCGAAATAGTCCAATGTACAAGGTGCTAGAAACCTTTAATACATTCCAAGGTAATGCTCGTACCGATGGGCAAAAACGTATATTAAACGATGGCTTAGCTGCTATTGCAGATTATTTTGATCGTGGATCTAAACCGGGTTCAAAGCATAGCACCGAAACATTTAACGATGCAATTGATTTATTTAAATTAGCTGGTGATCCAGATTATCGCCCGCAAGATGTTTATGAAGTATCACCTGCGTTAATGGAAGCAATGAGTAGCGATGAAAATTCTATTTTTGCTACTAAATTCGGATCACAGAAAGATCGTTCAGAGCGCACAAAAACTCGTCGTTTTGATGCGGTTTACACAGGAATTAACAAGTCCGTTAGTGGTGTAGCCAAAAAAGTTCTTACTAGCATGTCGCGTGGTAATGCTCCAGCATTTGTTGCTGCGCGTGACGTTGCAACAAGCGTATTAGGTCCATTGGCAATACAGCAACCTGAAGGTATGTCTTCAGTGGATTGGACGGAATCTAATACTGTACGTAGAAATATAGTTGATTCTATTTACATGGATGTTGCTGACATGTACGAGCGTCGCAACATGGGAAAAGCCTTTAGCTTCAACGAGGCTATGGGTAACGATATTGTGGCTAGGCGGTTTGGTGGACAGTTTGACATAGCCGCAACATTGCGACAAATTACTGAACCAAATTTCTCTGGGCGTGAGGCTGCTTATGTAAAAGATATGCAAGCAGCACAAATAGACCAGCAAAACAATAACAATGTTTCTGCTGCAAAAAAAGCTGCTCCATATTACACAACTCAAGCCTTGCAAATGATGTATGGCGATACTGGAGTAGAAGGATATGACAGCGGTCGTACAGTTGGCGTATCTACGGGCGCTGGTTCAGACTTAGTAAGTAACATGCGAGCGTCGGAACAGCGGATGATTGAAGCTGATATTAAACGTGATGTAAAGCCATTACGTACAGATATGACACCACATCAGTTACTTGGTGCATTGTTTGCTGAACAAGGTGTTCCGTCTTCATTATTTAGTTTTGCTACTCCACGTTTAGCTACACAACAAGCATTAACTACTGGTGAAGCGCCAGATGGAAAGACGACAAATTTTAGATTACAAAATCATCCAGACTCTACATTGCAAGTAACATCTAAGTCTGGCTCACCGATTAGTTTTGATGATCGTAAATATATTTTAAAAATGCAATCGTTACTTGAAGGTGCTGAAAACCCATCATCTTTAATGAAGCAATTACAGACCGATCCTAGATTTAAAGAATTAAGCAAACGAAATACTTTTACATTAGGAAGAACACGAAACTTAGACATCGTTCAAAATGAATTTGGCGATATGAGTAAAGGTGCTCGTGTTGTAAGTGGATCAAAAGCTAGTTTAGAGACAATGGCTGATGTAGTCAGTGACCTTAAGCAGTTAATGCGAATTCCTGCAGATGAAAACGGAGTTCTGTATGTTGATAAGGCAGGTGCAGAAATGTACGACACTGCCAAGGCAATGCAGACACGTTTAAAATCCAACTTAGACATGTACGAGAAAAGCGGTGATGAATATATTCTAAAGTCGGCTAAGGCGTCTGCAGATTTCCCATCTGTGTTAACACCGGATCAGTACACTGGCTTACGCGGTGCACTTGGTCAATTAAATTCACTGATCACGTCAGCTGATGACATTAGATCGCAAGTTGGTGGCGTTGGTGTATCTACAGGCTTCCAATTAAAAGGTGATGGCACACCTGACTTCATGCGTCCTCGTCAGGTCACTGGTTCTGCTAGGTTGGATCAGACGCTTGATATGTTAGATCACTGGTCATCTGGTGGTTCGGAAGTCAACTTTAAAAAATTATTTTCAGGAATTAATTTAGTTGAGGGTGCACGTCAATCCACAAGATCTACCGTGCAACTCATGCCTGTAGACGTCAATGGTAGAACAATCAATGATAAGAATTTAATTAAGTCATATGATGTTGATCCTAAAACAGGTACAGCTAACGTACAACAATTCCAATTAAAAGAGGGTCGATATGTACCTGTTATTGGTGAAGATGGAAAACCAAAAACGGTAAAGGTTCGCACAAATCAGCAAACAGAACGCGTTGGTGTTTCTACGGTTGCTACTCAGGGTGCCTCACAGGGCAAGTATGGCTTACCTGCAAATTACGTTGTCTCATCGTTTAATCAATTGCATTCAGAATTAAATACCGCATTTAAAAACTTCCCTGAAGCAGTTGATTCATTTGCTAAGTATGTATTGTTTACTGGTGACGAGAACGTCATTAAGCAGTTGGGCGAGACAGGTATTACTCAGCAGGAGTTACAACGCGTTGTCACAGACATGAGTCGTAGACAAGGAAGCGCATTGCACTCTATTTTAGAAATTGCGAGAGGACGTGATTTTAAGCCAGATAGTCGTGCGCCGGGAACAATGAATGGAACATCTGGGCCACGAAGCAGTGAAAGCAGACTTGAACGTGATGTCATTAACAAGGTTGATGCTGGTGACAGGCGAGCAGCTGAAGACATTATTATTCAAAACCACAAAACTAAAATTCAAAGTGCATTTGCAACTGCACGTAACATATACCTGCAAGAAGGCTCAGGTACAGATAAAGAAGCACAGATATCTCGTATCGTAAAGTCTGTTCTTGAAGATAGAACAAGTGATGTAGACATTACTCCTGAATTGCGTCCAGCATTTGAACAAGCTGTAAAAGACCAAGTTACAAGTCTTGTTTATGATGACAAGAACAATAATCGAGCACGAATGTCCTTTATGGACGCTGTGTACGGTTATGCTGGAGATGTCGTCACAGCAGAAGCAGAAGCTGGAAATGTCAAATCAGCACCAAATGTTCGTGGTGCTGGAGTAGACATTGGTGAAGGTAAAGGGCGCATAGACGACAGGAAAACATCCAAAAAGAATCTTGTCACTACTGCTATAACCGATGCTATTAATTTAGTTAATTTTGGCGCAGATAGTAAGGCTCGTAAAAGTCTTGTTGCAAGTAAATCTACATTTACGCAGGGCATTGATATGGCGATTTCAAATTTTGAAAAAGCTACAACGCCAGAAGCAAAAAATAATGCGTTAATGGACCTAGTGAAACGTATTGCAACTGCAAAAAATAATGGGATTAGTATGCCAACTACGGCAGATGGAGTTGCATCAAGTGGTGGTCGATTACCCGGTTTTGACATAAATATTGCTGAATTGGATCTATCGCCTGCGCAAAAACGCAAGTTAGAAATGACTAGAAAGCGAGCACTGTTACGTCAAGCAAAGTTAGGTGTCAAAACAGTAGACAACACAGAAGACTTGCCTGCAACAACTGACACATCTCGTGAACAACGACCAAGGCAGACACCTAATCCTGCAAAACAACAATCTGTTGACTATACAAAGATGTCTTCAAGTGACATTTCACAAATGGCCACCAAGGTCATTAGGGAGATTAAACAACTTAACGGACAGATTGGTACTGCACAAGAAACACTACAGCAGTTACGTAAAGTCAAACCGGCAAAGGCAGATGTTAACGCGCACCTTAAACAAATTGCTGAAGTCGAAAAGAACATCAAGACATTACAGTTGCAAGTTGACGGTAAACAGGGAGATAAACAAGAACTTGTTGGCGAGATTTCAAAAGCAAAAATTCGTGAAGAACGAGTTGCTCAGGAAGAAGCTAAAACTCAAGGTAAAAAACAACGTGTAAAAATTAATAACGGATTAGGATTAACCATCAAGAATGATAAAGTCCATCCGGGATACATAGATATTTTAGAGTCAGCAAATAGTGTCTTTAACCGTAATGGAAAAGTAATGACAAAAGCTGATGCAGTTAAAGTTCTTATGAAGGCCGGTATTCCTGAGAATGAAGCAACTGGATTGCTTACAGAAGTAAATGCAAGTAAGGGTGAATCTGCTGGATTTAATAGAGGCTCATTAGACAAAAAATATGCCGTCGTTGGGCCAGATAAAGCCAAATACGTTGCAATGGGAACACGAATTGCAAACGGCTTATTTAAATCTGATACAGAATTAACGCAGCAACGTGCAGCATTTAAACCGTCAAGTAAATCGCCAACTCCAATAGCAACACAAAAACCTGTAGTTGCACCAGCCAAACCACAAAGTAGAGCTGATGCAATGCGAGCTAGTATGCGAGGAGCAAAGGGTAAAGCTGCGGGTGCTGGCTTAACGTTATGGGGACTCATCAAAACAACCGGTGAAGCTTTGGATAACAGGAGTAAATAATGCCTCAAAATAAACAAACTAAGATATCTCGCAGACCTCAGCCAAGTCCGGAACTAGACAAGAAAACTGCAGATTTATTGCAGATGTATTCAGCTCCAACTGCAACATTTGGACAATTTATTGCTCCCGGTGTTGGTGGCAGAATTATGGGTGATGTAGCGCTTGCTGGTAATCAGAAACCACAAATCGGACAAGCCTTTCATCCAGATATGCCACGCGATGCTCGAATGAATGGGTTGCTTTCGGCTGCAACTACTCTTGGGTTAGATCTTACTACCGATGCCGGATTACGGGCATTGATGACACTTCTTGCAACAAGAGGTGTTGGAGCAGCAAATAACCCAATGGTGCAATCTGCAATATTTGCTGGAAAAGGGCAGTTAATGAATCCGGTATATAACAATATACGTGAACAGATATTTGACAAAAACATTGGCGAGAAAGCAGCAGATGCTACAAAGTCAGTAGATTCATTTTTTAATCAAGGAAAAATGCAAGCGCAGTACGGAGAGTTGCTTCCATTATTAGAGATGATTGCGCAACAACCGGGTGCAGCTGATGATGTGACTAGTTTAGAGGGTGTTACAAGAGATAAGGTGATTAACCAAAAGCAAGATATTAATCAATTTTACTCACAACCTTTTAAAAATATTTTGCCTGCAAATGTACACCCTACGGTAGATAAAATGACTGCAGACTTTGTTGATGTAGCTACCGACGTTAATAGAAATGTAAAAAATTCAGTCCGTGGTGGTGTTCGTGACGCACAAAATGTTGGCCGTGGAATAAAAAATGCGTTCCAACAAAATTTACAGCGTCTTTTATCTGGTAAATAATGACAACTGAAATTGCAACACGTGAATTGAATGGCGCAAAAATTAAATTATGTGCGTCAATAAAGAAAAATGGTGAACGCTGTAAAAACATTGCTGTAACTGGACGTGATTTTTGTATGCATCATGGTGGAAAAACATTGACTGGGGTAGATAACCCAGCATTTAAAACGGGACTATGGAGCAAACAACGGCGTAGATTTAGTCAAGTTGCACCTACTTTGCTAACCCGCATTGATGAATTAAGAGAAGATCCAGATTTATTTTCGTTGCGTGATGATGCTGCCTATCTAACAGCACTAATGGATGTCCGTGCAGAAGCTGCAAGCAACGGCATCTCTGTAGAGCATTACGAGTCAATCAAAGATCAAATGACTACCTGTCGAGCTACGTATGGCACTGATGAATTTATGCCAGCATTTAAGCAGCTTGGCAAAATCATTAATGAAGGTATTGACTTGTATAGAGCAAGCCAAGATGTCGTTAATTTAATAGACAAACGAACGGAGATCGTAGAAGCAGAAGCACGTATGATGCATACAAAAGCATATACACTTGAGGTTGATCAGGCGTATAGCTTAGCAATGCAGATATTAGGCGTAGTCAAACAATGTGTACGTAATGTAGATGAACTTAATGCAATCAAAGCCGGTTTTTCAAAATTGCTCAAACAGTATCAACAAGATGATGTTATGGATGCAGAGATTATAGATGAGCAAGACGACACTGAGTAAAGCTGCGCCACGCGCATTCAGAAAATACGTTAAGCCAACAAAGCCTCTTGCTGTCGCATTATTAGAGGCGCTTGGTGACGAGTTGTCTCAAGCTATTGAAGTTGGTGATTATGACAATGGTGTTGCATCAAAGTTAATTGGTCATGAGTTGTCATATGAATCGTGGCTATCAACATATGCCCCACATGCTGCCTCAAGCAAACTCGGCGATCACCATCACAGGGCATGGCAATGGGCTGAAAAGTTAGAACCTGGATTCACTCCACCAGCTCTTATTGAATGTTGGTTTCGTGGTGGTGGTAAATCAACCACAATGGAATTAATTGTTAGTCGTTTGGCAGTAAAGGCAACACGCAGGTTTGTCGTGTATGTATGTGCTACTCAAGATATGGCGGATAGGCACGTACAGGATATTGCAACGGCAATGGAGCGATGTGGTATTGAAAGAGCTGTAAATAAATATGGATTCAGTAAAGGTTGGAATGCCAGCAAACTCCGTACGGCAAATGGTTTCAACGTTCTTGCGTTTGGTCTTGATACTGGCGCTCGTGGTGTCAAGTTAGACCACCTACGTCCAGATATGATCATTCTTGACGACATTGATGAGTTAGATGATTCGGTCAATGCTGTAGACAAAAAGATCCGTACGATTACACAGACAATCCTTCCTGCTAGAAGTACTGACTGTGCAGTTGTGTTTGTCCAAAACCGTATTCATGCAAATAGCGTAATGAGTCACGTATTGAGTGGCGAATTGGATATGTTGCAGAATCGCATACAGAGTCCAATTGTTCCTGCAATTCATGACCTGCAATATGAAACATTTGAACGCGAAGATGGACGCATTGGATACAAAATTACAAATGGCACTCCTGCGTGGGAGCATAAGACTATTGATGTGTGCCAGCACGAAATTGACACATATGGCCTTCTTTCGTTTTTACGTGAGTGCCAGCATGAAGTTGGTGTTGGCGGATTGTTCTTTAATTCGTTTAAGGAATATGGACCAGAGGGTATTAACTGGCACGTAGTAGACCATGTAGATGTTCAACCATGGTGGCGTGTCTGGGGTAGTCATGACTTTGGTACAGGAGCACCAGCGTGTTTTTTATTGTACGCAAGTGACGACAATGAGAATGTATATGTGCTTGGTGAAATGTACGAACAAGGACTTGTGAGCAGTGCGCAAGCTCAAAGAGTCCTAGACATGCTTGAGAAGTATAAACTTGCAGAGCCGTCAAACACAAAACTACGTGATGGTAGATGGAATAACAAACTCGAAGCCATTGCGTTTGACTGGGCAAACACTTTCCCTCCAATGAATGCGCAGGATCGCATTGGTGAGTATCCAGTCGAAGTTTGGTGGGAGCGTAATCTTCCGGCTGTGCGAGCTGTTAAAGACAGGAAGGCTGGCTGGAGACGTGTTAAAGAATGGTTAGAAGCATCCACTGTTGTTAATGGAGTCCCTAAACCCAAACTACAGATAGTGCGTGGTACATGTCCTAATTTAATTAAGCAACTAGCAAACACAATGGCTCACCCACGCGATCCAGAAGATATTGATAGTGGAACAAAAAACGATCACGCTATTGATAGTTTTAGATACGGAATGATG